ATTCAATGGTATTCCTTCTAATGTATATAATATTAATTTAACTTCAGTAACCTCAAAAGATTGGATTAAACAATCCTTTTATAATGGAAAAGGAATGGTGATCTCATCCAAATCAGATCCTGGGGGGAGGATTGTGTATGAATCTGATGTTTTTACTCCTTCTACTTTCGCTACTGATAGAGGAAATATAGCTTTTGATGGTGCTTTTTTCCATGCTGGAGGATCAGAAGCATCATCTGCTGGATGTGTAATTGTTGCTTATACTAGAAAAAAAGATAAAACTCTTGTAAGTACTCATGAAGCAACCAAAAACCTAAACAAATATTTACAATCCGTAAAATTAATAGGTTCTGGTAAAACTCAACAATTTGCCATTATTAATCTTTGGGAACTCCCAGAACCACCTACTATAACTAATGCTCCCGCAGTAATAATTAATAGTGAAACAAATCAACCCATTCAAGGAGTTCAAGTACAACCTGTAAACCCACCTAACACCCCATAATGGCTAATAATCAAATATCAGTAGAACTTTCATCTTCTCTATCTACAGTAGATCCTAAAGATTTACCAAAGATACTTATTTCTGCTCCTGGATATGAATCTAAGGAAATAATTCCTTATAAAGGGGACGGTACTGCAAAAACTGATTTAGGAGTAATATCATTAACTCCTACCAATATTGCTTTAGAACAAGATAAAATTAAAGCATCCCAATTAAATACTGATCAAGTTAAAGAACTTTCCAAAGGAAGTAAAGGAGCAGATTATTTTTCCCAAGAACGTTTATCTAATCAAATTGACACTATTAAATCAACCTTAATCCCTACAGTATTAACTTTAGTAGCAGGATTTGGAGTAACCAAAGCTACTGATTTAATAGCCCAAAACCAAGATAAAATTACCGATGCTATTAATAATAGATCATTATGTCCTTCTCAAGCAGAATTAACTTCTATAGTAAATAAAAAAAATAAATTAGTTAAACAATTAAATAATAGTTTAACATTAATAGATAATACTACTAAAGCTTTAGGTATTAGTGGGGGTGTTCTAGAAGGATTAGATATAGCATATAATCTTTTAAAAACTCTTCCTGTACCTTCTTCAACAGGTGTCCCTGGAGTGCCCGGTTTACCTATTAGTGCTATATTAACTGTACAGGATAGTAAAGATAAGATTAATACACTTATAGATAAATTAAAAACAATAAATACTAGTACACTAGCTATTTTAGTTTTATTAAGACAAGTTCTTTTACAAGCAGTTCAATTACTTAATTTACTAGATAAATTAGTTGAAAAATGTTACCCTGATGCTGATCAAGAACAAATTGCAGCTGAATTAACAGCTTTAACCATTCAACAATCTACCCAATTATCCCCATTAGTTACTGAAGTAAATGGATTTAAAATGAGTGTTGAAACTGAGCCAACAACAAATCCCTTAAAACGTAGACGAGCTATAGCAACTAATAAACAAAATGTTGTCATGTTGAAAGGAGAATGGTCATTTAGTTCTATTGACCAGATATTAATAGATGAACTAGTATTTTACATTCAGCAAAATAATTTAAAAGCTGACTAATTTAATATTTATAACCATATGAAAACCGACGTATTAAAAAAATTTATTAAAGAAGCCGTACGAGAGGCAATTCAAGAGGAATTAAAAGATATTCTTTTAGAAGCGGTTCGTACACCTAAAACACCTATTGGAGTAGGAGGATACGGTACTGTAACTGAAACTGTTACTACACCTAAACCATCTTTTACTCAACCAACAATGGATTTAAGATCAAAATATGCTGGTGTATTAGGTGAAACTGCTATGAGTTTTACTTCACAAGATGCAGTTCCATTTAGACCACAAGTAAGTGATCCTGTAAACGGTAATTTAGGTGCTGGTGAGGTTGGAATGGATCAAATTATGAATTTATTAAATAATAAATAATGGCATTTAGCCCCCAACAAATAGCACCTATTGATTTTGATGCAAGTGTTGCAGTGGGGGTAAATCTTCCTTTTAGTGGTCCTGCTGTTTTTATTTCAAATTATCAAACAAAGGATGCAATTAAAAATAATTTAATCAATTTTTTTTTAACTAATCCTGGAGAAAGAGTTTTAAATCCAACTTTTGGGGGTGGTTTAAGAGCATTTGTATTTGAACAAATTACATTAGACAATTTAAATTTTTTAAGAGAAGATATAAATCAAAAACTTACTTTATATTTTCCTAACATAATAGTTGAAGACTTAATAGTTACAGGTAATCCTGATTTAAATACCATTAATGTTACTCTTAAATATTCTATCACCAACACCTCAGTATACGATACTTTAGAAATTCAATTTTAAAAATGGCTACAACAAATAGAGACATAAAATATATTAACCGTGACTTCTCAGATTTTAGAACACGCTTAATCCAATATGCTCAGACATATTTTCCTCAAACATATAATGATTTTTCTCCTGCATCACCTGGTATGATGTTTATAGAACAAGCTTCATATGTTGGAGATGTTTTAAGTTTCTATTTAGATACCCAATTTCAAGAAACATTTACTCAATATGCCCAACAAACAAATAATATATTTGAGTTAGCATATATGTTTGGCTACCAACCAAAAGTTTCTAATGCTGCACAAGTAAATATTGATTTTTATCAACAATTACCTGCTATACAAGTAGGAACTAGTTATTTTCCTGATTTTAATTATGCCATAACTATTCCTGAAAATACAACTGTTTCTTCTATTAATGGTAATTCATTTATTATAGAAGATAAAATTGATTTTTCTGTATCAAGTTCCCAAGACCCTACAGAAATTTCCATTTACCAAATTTCAGGCCCAAACCCCCAATATTATCTTCTTAAAAAGACTAGAAATGCAGTTTCTGCTAATATTAATACTGTAACTTTTAACTTTAATGAACCTGTTCCTTTTAATACAGTAAATATAAGTGATAGTAATTTTCTTAAAATTTTAGATGTTGTTGATGCTGATGGGAATGTTTGGTATGAAGTAGATCATTTAGGACAAGAAATGGTATTTGATACTATTAAAAATACCAATATAAATGACCCCAATAAAATAGATGATACTCCTTATCTTCTTCGTCTTAAAAAAGTAGCTAGACGATTTGCTACTCGCGTATTAGATAATTCAACTATTCAACTTCAATTTGGGGTTGGTGATCCATCAAATATTACTGAAGAAATCACCCCAAATGCTGACAATGTAGGTCTTGGCTTACCATTTGAACAAAACAAATTAACTGCTGCCTATTCCCCAGTAAACTTTTTATTTACTGGAACCTATGGGATTGCACCATCTAATACTACTTTAACAGTAAGATATTTAACTGGTGGAGGAGTAGGATCAAATGTAAATGCTAATACATTAACTGTATTAAATACTACTCAAGCTAAATTTAATCAAATAAATTTAAATACTGTTATTGCTAACTATATTTTTACTTCTTTAGCTTCTAATAACCCTAAAGCCGCTAGTGGAGGAAAAGGAGGAGACTCAGTAGAAGAAATTCGTCAAAATACCTTAGCCTTAATAGCATCCCAACAACGTTCAGTAACAGCAGATGATTATTTAATTAGAGCTTTAAGTATGCCTTCTAATTATGGTGCTGTTTCTAAAGCATATATTGAACAACCAAAACTCACAGATAACCAAGTTTCAACTATTGAAACCCTTAATTTATATGTTTTATCATTAGATCCAAGAGGGCAATTAGATTATGCTACTGAAACATTAAAAAATAATTTACGCACCTATATATCCCAATATAGAATGATTGGAGATAATATCGAAATTAGAGATGCATTTATTATTAATATTGGTGTTGATTTTGAAATTATAGTTTTACCTGAATACAATAATAATGAAGTATTATTAGCGTGTATTACTGCATTACAAAATTATTTTAATTTAAGTAATTGGCAAATTAATCAACCTATTTTCTTAAGAGATTTATATATTTTACTTGATAGAATTAAAGGGGTACAAACAGTAAAAAATATTTATATCTCAAATAAAGCAGGAACCACATCAGGATATTCACAATATGCTTACGATATTGTAGGAGCAACCCAAAATCAAGTAATTTACCCATCTCAAGATCCTAGTATCTTTGAAGTAAAATACCCAACATCCGACATAAAAGGTAAAGTAGTTCCTTTATAATGCCATATTTATAATAAAATATATAAATGGCTGTATATAAAATATTCCCCACACAGGATACAACTTTATATTGTTCTAATCCATCAGCAAATACAGGATTGGATGCTATCTTAGAAGTATCTAATAAAATTGGAATTTCTGGGGATCCTGAAGTCGCCCGTTATTTAATTCAATTTGACCAAGAAGAAATTCTAGATATATACTCTAATAAAATAGGAACTAATTCTTATGAAGTATATTTTAAAAATTTTATTGCTGAAGCTCAAGGTCTTAACCAAAATACTTTTTTAGAATTACTCCCCGTAGCTCAAGCTTGGAATAATGGTACTGGGTATTATTTAGATAATCCTGCTGAGCAAGATGGCGCTTCATGGACATATGCTAATTATAGTGGCTCAGCCCCATGGAGCCCTTCAGGTGTATATTCTAGTATTAATGGTGATGCTTTTTATACTAGTTCATATAGTAATATTTGTGGTGGTATAGGTGGAGGAAACTGGTTTATTGATGCATCAGGAAGTTATTATGTCGTAGTAGGATATGTCCTCCCAGGATATATAGCCACAGCTTACGCTAGTGGATCAGTTAATATATCGTTTGGTTTAAGAAGTCCTAAAGATATTGAAGCTAAAGTAACTAATATTGTAGATGCTTGGATAGGTGAATCTATTCCTAATTATGGCTTTATAGTTAAACTTACAGGATCTCAAGAATTTAACCCTAGTCAATTCGTTCAACCTATATTTAAATATTATAGTGTTGATACTAATACTATTTACCCTCCAACTCTAGAATTTAGATGGAGAGATTACTCAACAGTATTAACTGGATCAGCTACTGGAAGTATAGTTTCAACTTCCAATATTAAAATGTCACTAGCTGAAAACCCGGGTGTTTTCTTTCCTGAAAGTATAAATAGATTTTATGTAAATGTAAGTCCATTATATCCAACTAGAGTATATCAAACCTCATCTTTGTATACTGATTTAAATTATTTACCAACTACTTCATATTATGCCATAAAAGACTTGGATACCAATGAATATGTTATTAACTTCGACGACAATTATACTCAAATTAGTTCTGATTCAACTGGTAATTATTTTGATATATACATGAGTGGTTTAGAGCCTGAAAGGTATTATAAGATTTTAATTAAAACTATTATTCAAGGCTCTACTAAAATTTTTGATGATCATTACTATTTTAAAGTAATTAACGGATGAGTGAAAGTGTAAATTTTCAAAAACAAGTATTTAGTAAAGAACAGTATTCTAAAGTTATAGATACTTCATTTAAAGAACTTGGTGTTCAAAGTATTCAAGAACAAATCGTTCTTCAACCAACAGTAAATGAATTTTTTGTTCTTTATAATGAAATTTTTTATGATATACCTGAATTAGGTGAAACTAATTCACATGAATATTTAATTAAAACAAGCAGTGAATATATTAATTTCAATGCAAATCAAGAAGAAATAGCTGCTTTACAAGCTGAAATCGCTCAATTAAGAATAGACCTACTTGATGCCCAAAAACAAATAGTAGCATTACAAACAGGAAATCTACAATAATGGCAGTAGAAATTTTTCAAATCGACCCAAATTCATTCTCATTCCAGGAATATTCTCCTCAGGAAACATCTTTAATAACTTCTGTAGAGGTTAATACTTATTTAGATTCTGGAAGTTACATAGAGAATTTTCTTTATACACTTAATTCAGATTTATTATCCTCAAATTATAATTTTAAAGATTATACTATATTAAATGATGGACAATCCCCAGGAACTAATGGGAATATTGTCACTATAGATATTAATGTTACTTCCTCTTCAAATTTATTGTCTAATGGAACTACTTTAGGACAGTATATTTCATATTATAATTTTCTTCAAAAAGAAATAGGATCTAATCTTCAAGAACTTTATATCTCTGAAATCTCTTCAGACAGAACTGAAGTTAGATTAGATAGTACAAGTTTAACTATTTTAGATATATTAGAACAATCTTCTAATCTAATACAAAAAAGAGAAAACAGTCCCTATTTCCTTGATTTTTATCTTAATTTTGGAGGGAATCAATTAGTAATTGCCAATAACATTCAACTTGACAGTCAGGACCCAAATAATCCTACAATTTTAGTTAAGTTATATGAGGCCTTACCTGAAGAATTTAATGTTAATTCAACATTGTGGGTTGTTACTCTTGTAGAAGAACCCATAGCATATCAAATAAACGAACTTTCAGAGCCAATTGTTGTAGTAGATACTGTTCCTCTAAATGGCCCTAATTTTAATATTTCTATAAAAGATCAAATTAATAATTCTACATTATCTTTATCTTATTTAGATTTAGTAAATACGTCTTTAACTAGTTCTGCATTACAATTAAACAGCTTACTTGAAGAAAAAGAAATAGATATTAATGTTGATTATTCTAATTTTTCAAATTATGTTCATTTTAGTTCTGCTCAAACTAGATTAGAAAATTTTTATAATAAAGTAGTTCTTTTAGAACAATATGATTCATCTATTAATGCTATTAATGCTACTTCCGCAAATACAAATACTTCAAGCAGTATAGCTTATTATGAAAACCTAATTAATAATATAACCCAGAATTTTGATGGATATGAATATTTCCTTTATTACTCCTCAGGATCTGTATCTTATCCCAAGTTAACAACAGAACAACCATATTTACTTTATCCTTCTAATAGTCCTCAAGTATTAACTTGGTTAGGAAGCACTAATGAAGCTAGTCCGTATTATGGAGGTTTAATATTATCTGCTTCTGAATTTGATAATGGAAATAAAGATAATCTTCTTTTTACTATTCCTGAATATTTAAGAGATGATCCCCAAAATCAACCATATGAATTGTTTGTTGAAATGGTTGCTCAACATTATGATAACATTTGGATATATTATAAAGATGTTACTGAAAAATATAATGCTGACAACCGTTTAGAATATGGTGTTTCAAAAGATATAGTAGCAGATGCAATTAGAGATTTTGGAATTAAGTTATATCAAA